TTACGCTCCAAGAAACGCTTAGCACTGGCCGCGCCCTTCTCTGTACTGAGCGCCTCGATGTTCATTACTAAGACGTGCAGCGCCTTTGAATCGCCCCGGATTGCGACATTTCTTATTTCTTCTGTATACTTCTTAGTCCAGTTTGGCTGCCAACGCACGATCTTGTATTCGATGCCCTCGGGCAGGTGTGTGGGAAACTCACCTTTAACCCAGTTGTCGAATACGCCCTTGGGGGCCAGGACCAAAGCGGTGTCTATCTCTCCGCTTAGGTACAGGGCACCTATGGTGTCGATGGCTATTTTACTTTTGCCTGTTCCCATTTCGGCGAACAAGGCATAGTACTTTTCCTGCCAGGACTTCTCCCAGATCTCTTTCTGGTGGTCATACGGCTTAGTCTTGAATTCATAATTATTCATAATATCTCCTTGCATATCTAATATTATATGATTATAGTGTGTTCCTCAAGGGCTCAAAAAGCTCTTTAACCACGAGGAAATGACCTATGACAAACCTGTTCGAAGAGATGGAATCAGACCAAGCCGATGGTTCCCAGTTAGACTCTGTTAATACTGAAGGCTTGCAAACTGTTGCTGAGATGGCTCGCGCCGTATCTGCGCAGGACTTATTGGTTGCACAGTTGGAAGACCGGCTGAAAGAAGAGAAGAAGAAGCTTCTTAAGCTAACCGACGAAGACCTCCCTGCCCTGCTCCACGAGATTGGCTTGACTAAGTTCGAGCTAGACGACGGAAGCAAGGTCGAACTAAAACCAACCTACGGTGCCCACATCAAGGTCGATAACCGACCTCAGGCTTTTGAGTGGCTGCGTGAAAATGGTTTTGACGACATCATTAAGAACACCGTTTCATGCGTGTTTGGCCGCGGCGAAGATTCCCAGGCTGAGCAGTTCTTAAAGATAGCTGCGGAGCAAGGCGTTCCGGCAGATCAAAAAGAGGAAGTTCATCCCTCTACTCTAAAAGCTTTTGTGAAAGAGCGTGTAGAGACCGGTGACGAGTTTCCTATGGACTTATTCGGGGCCTACGTTGGCCAACGTGCAAACATCAAAAAAGGTAAATAATCATGACTAAAGAAGTAGCCGAAAAGAAATCAGCAGAAATCATCCAGTTCGACCCTAGCTTGTTCGAAGCAGACCAGGGCATTGGCCTTGAGAACATGGGACAAGAAGATCTTGCCCTGCCGTTCCTGAAAGTACTAAGCCGCCAGGATCCAACGCTTGATGACCTAGACGACGCCAAAGCAGGCGACATCTACAACACCGTAACCGGTGACATCTACAAAGGTAAAGAAGGCGTGCGTGTTGTACCGTGCGTGTACCAACGACGTTACATTGAGTGGGCACCACGTGGCACCGGCTCAGGTGCGCCTCTTAATATCTTTACGCCTGACGAGCAGCGTCCTAAAACTGAACGCAGCTCTGACGATAACCGTGAGTATGTAGTCGGTGGTAACGGCTCTTACATCGAAGAGACACATCAGCACTTCGTTATGATTCTTAACGAAGACGGTACGCAGCAGACTGCTCTGATTACAATGAAGTCTACGCAGATGAAGAAGTCGCGTAAGTGGAACTCAATGATTCAGTCTCGTGTGATGAACGGTAAGAACGGTGCGTTTACACCACCGCGTTTCTCTCACGTTTACCACCTGAAGACGGTATCCGAGGAAAACTCCAAGGGCTCTTGGCACGGTTGGGAGATCTCTTTGGAAGGTCCTATCGAGGACGCCAATGTCTACCAGAACGCTAAGAGCTTTGCTCAGTCCATCATGAAAGGCGAAGTTAACGTCAAGCATGAGTCGGAAGAAACAAACAGCAGTGATATTCCGTGGTAACCGGGGGGCGCTATGCGCCCCTTTCCCCGAGACAATAATATGGAACACGCAAAAAGATTTGCGGGGATATTTGACGGCCTAAAACTAGCTTACGGTACATACCGTATTGACCGGGCGGCTCCAAACGGGAAGCAACAAGGGAAAGCTGGTGTAGTTAAAAACCCTAGAACGTCAGAGACGTGGGAAGGCCACCTCTCTGGCAAGGGCGATGCTATAGGCATAATACCGATCAACGAAGACAACTCCTGCAAGTGGGGTTGTATCGACGTTGACCAATACCCGCTAGACCATAAAGAACTTATCGATCGAATCCGCAAGATGAAGCTGCCGATGGTTGTCTGTCGCAGTAAGTCTGGCGGTGCGCATTGTTTCCTGTTCACTTCGGACTGGATCTCTGCGAAACAGATGCAGGAAACCTTAAAGCATATCGCTGCGGCCCTGGGCTACGGCGGCTGCGAGATATTTCCTAAACAAATAAAACTGTCTTTAGAACGTGGTGACGTCGGCAACTTCTTGAACATGCCGTACTACGACGCTGAGGACGGTTTGCGCTATGCCGTAAAAGACGACGGACAATCGGCGACGTTAGAGGAATTCTTTGAGCTGTACGAACAGTACGTTCAGACGCCGGAGCAAGTCTCTGCGCTGACTATCGAAGATCAGACTGACTCTAACATCATCGTTAAGGACGGACCGCCTTGTCTCCAGACACTATGCTCTCAGCAAATAAGCGAGGGCGGTCGTAACAACGGTCTGTTTAACATCGGCGTTTATTTACGCAAAGCCTACCCAGACAGTTGGGAATCAGAGATCTTAGTTTATAACGCTAAGTACCTGAACCCTCCGTTGCCTCTTAACGAGGTCAACCTTGTAGCGAAGCAGCTTCAAAAGAAAGACTACGCTTACAAGTGCAAAGACGCCCCGATCTGCGATTACTGCAATGCCGACGTCTGTAGAACACGGAAGTTTGGTATTGATGCCGCAGTATCGGGTGCGACCATCGCAAACCTACGCAAGTACAACTCAACGCCACCCGTTTGGTTTATGGACGTAAACGGTCAGCCGCTAGAGCTCGACACCGATGCGTTAATGAATCAGATTGCGTTTCAGCGTGCGTGCGTAGAGCAGTTAAACTTTATGCCGAAGTCCGCTCCTAAGGCTTCGTGGGAAGGCCGGATCAACCAGTTGTTGACCGAGATGTCCGATACTGATGGTTCCATTGTGGAAGTGTCGCAGGACGCAAGTATCTCTGGTCAGTTCTACGATTTGTTGGAAGAGTTCTGCAACGACATGCAGAAAGCGGAAAACAAAGAAGAGATACTGCTGCGCCGTCCGTACACCGACGAAGAAGAAAACCGCACGTACTTCCGGCTCAAAGACTTTACTGCGTACCTGCACAAGAACCGTTTCTTTGACTTCAAGTCTCACAAGATTGCTCAGCGCCTGCGTGACATCGATGGTAATGCTACGTCGATCAAGATCAACGGCAAGGCCACACGCGTGTGGACCATCCCGGCATTCCAGAGCTACTCCACGTCTGTTAAGACGCCGAGTCTCGAGACTAGACAAGAAGAGGCACCGTTCTAGTGTTTCGTATCTTTGGTCCTCCAGGAACAGGCAAAACTACCAAGCTTTTGAACATGGTAGACCAGGCGCTATCGAATGGGGTTAATCCTCAGGAGATAGCGTTTCTTGCTTTCACTCGCAAGGCGGCTGCGGAAGCTAAGGAGCGTGCTGCCGAGCGGTTCGACCTCAATCCAGACACAGACTTGTTTTACTTCAGGACGCTACACAGCCTGACGTACAAGCTGCTTAACTTAAAAGAAAAAGACTTGATGCAACCGGCTCACTTCAAAGAGCTGAGCGAGCGCATCGGATTCCAACTCAACACAATCAAGCAAGTAGAAGTCGAGGACGGTAAGTCGGGGATCACGGAGCATCCTATCCTGTCGATCATTAACCTGGCGCGCCTGAAGAAAACCGACCTTCGAACAGAGTACAACGCAAGCAATATCCAGAACACGTGGGAGGAAGTGCTGTACGTATCCGAGTGCTACTCCACGTACAAGTCGTCCAACCGCTTGGTGGACTACACCGACATGCTGCGTTTGTTTGTAGAAAGTTCAGACCGCGTGTGCCCTCCGTTCAAACTTGCTTTCTTAGACGAATCACAAGACCTTTCACCACTACAATGGGACATAGCTCATGCCATCGACAAAAAATCAGAACGAATGTACTGTGCAGGTGACGACGATCAAGCCATCTACCGGTGGGCTGGGGCAGACGTCGACCACTTCATCAACCTCCCAGGAGGAAGCGAAGTTCTCAGTCAAAGCTACAGGATCCCTCGGGCAGTCCACAGTCTTGCTGAGCGAATCGTCAGCCGTATCCATCACCGTTTCCCCAAGCAGTACAATCCCAAAGAAGACCAAGGATCAGTCCGAAGAATCTCAGACATCCGAGAAGTAGACATGTCCGAAGGCTCGTGGCTCGTGATGGCTCAGGCCAACTATATGCTCACGGACCTCGCGTCAGATCTCAAGTCAATGGGTTACCTGTTCGAGCGCAACGGCGCACGGAGCATCTCTACCAATCTCTCAACGGCTGTTAATAGTTGGGAGCGCCTGCGTAAGGGCGGAGAAATTCACATCGCCTCTGCACGCACCATCTACAAGTACATGTCCGGAAACGGCGTCATGGTTGCTCGCGGTAAGAAAAAAATCGGCGGTAAAGAAGATGACCTCGTGACGTTTGACACGCTAGTCGAAGACCACGGTTTGTTAGCGACAAAAGACATGCCTTGGTTCGACGCTTTAGATCAGATACCCGGCAATGATAGGATCTACATTACGGCCCTGCTGCGACGCGGCGAGAAGTTTAACGCCGTGCCTCGTATTAGACTGTCCACGATTCACGGAACAAAAGGCGGCGAAGCACAGAACGTCGTCATTCTGACCGACCTGACACGGGCCGCACAAGACACTCCGGGCGATGACCTGCACCGCGTATTTTACGTAGGCGTGACTCGCGCGATGGAAAACCTTTTTATTGTTGAACCCCAAGATTTCTCGCGAGCTTATAATTTATGAAGAAACAAGACATTGACCCCCTGTACTACAACACCTGTGAAAAGTGCGGCAACCAGAAAGCGACAGCCGTTGTTAACACGAAGGAAAACAAAAGGCTTGGTTGGTACTGCGCAGAGTGCCAGAACTTTTCTGAAGCTATCTTGAGAGAAACTACTTGGAGAGCGCCTAATGGCAAATAACAAACTACAAATGGCCATGTTTCCTCCGCAGTCTGATTGGCTGCCGCCGGAGCACCCCTTTCCAGACGCGGTCCTCGAAGCAAAAGAAATAGCCATAGACGTCGAGACACGCGACCCGAATCTCAAAGAGATGGGCCCAGGGTGGCCACGTAAGGATGGCGAGGTTGTCGGTTACGCGATTGCCATCCCAGGTTGGAAAGGCTACTTCCCGGTCAACCATCTTGGCGGCGGCAACATGGACCAGCGCCAGATTAACAAGTGGCTCAAGAAAGTATTCGAAGCGCCCGGCGATAAGATCATGCACAACGCCCAGTACGACCTCGGGTGGATACGTGCCATGGGATTCGAAGTCAAAGGCCGCGTGATCGACACCATGCTCACCGCTGCGCTGCTGAACGAAAACCGATTCAGCTACAGTCTTAACGCGCTGTGCTACGAGTACCTGGGCAAAACAAAGTCTGAGCAGACGCTGACTCAGGCGGCAGTAGAGTTTGGCGTGGACCCGAAAGGCGAGATGTGGAAGCTACCGGCCATGTACGTCGGACCGTACGCAGAAGTGGACGCAGAGATTACGCTGGAGCTATGGGGACACTTTCAAAACCTTCTTAACAAAGAGGACCTGTGGAACATCTGGAACCTTGAGACGGACCTGCTGCCTTGCCTAGTTGAGATGACTGAGAAGGGCATACGCTTCGATGTAGACCAGGCCGAGCGCACCAAGCAGCACCTCATGAAAGAGGAGAAGGAAGTACGCAAGCACATCAAGCGGCTCGTGGGCAACGACGTGGAAATCTGGGCGGCTGCATCAATAGCCAAGGCGTTCGACAAAGTGGGAATAAACTACCCTCGCACCGAGAAAGGCGCACCCAGCTTTACGAAGACGTTCCTTAGCGAGCACCCTCACGAGTTGGCGCAGTCGATTGTACGAGCGCGTAACCTCAACAAGACCCAGGGCAGCTTCATAGACGGCCTTGTAAAGCACGTAGCGAAAGACGGGCGCGTACATAGCCACATCAACCAGGTGCGTTCAGATCAGGGCGGCACAGTCTCTGGCCGTATCTCGATGAACAACCCCAACATGCAACAGATCCCGGCCCGCGATCCAGAGCTCGGTCCACTGATACGTAAACTGTTCCTCCCGGAAGAGGGAGAGAAATGGGCGGCAATAGACTTCTCGCAGCAGGAACCACGGATCTTGACCCATTACGCGAAAGTCTTCGGTGACTACCGAAAATTAAACATGCCCGGAGTCGAAGAGTTTGTTAAGGCGTATAACGAAAACCCTAACATGGACTTCCACACCATGGTCGCGGAGATGGCGGACATCCCCCGTAAGCAGGCGAAGGTAATCAACCTAGCCATGATGTACGGCATGGGGGCACAGAAGCTTGCAGGGCAGCTCGACATCCACCTGGACGACGCCAAGGCCCTCGTTAAGAAGTACCACAGCCGCGTACCGTTCGTTAAGGGGCTGACCCAGGGCATACAAAGGCATCTAGAAGACCCACGCTCTCCGGGCTCTGTGCGCAGTATTAAAGGACGTATGTGCCGCTTTGATCTGTGGGAGCCGGACAGTTTTGAAATGAACAAGGCGTTGCCTTACGAAGAAGCAGCCGCGGCCTACGGACCAACGACCAGGCTCAAGCGTGCGTTCACGTACAAGGCCCTAAACAGGCTCATACAGGCCAGTGCCGCCGACATGACTAAACAGGCTATGGTTGACTGCTACAAGGCCGGGAAGACCCCTATGCTGCAAGTACACGACGAGCTGGCGTTCAGTGTGAAGGATGCCGAGGAGGCGAAGGGTTTATCTAAAATAATGACTAACGCCGTAGAGCTCGTGGTGCCCAGTAAATGCGACATAGAAATGGGTGAAAATTGGGGAGAATTTGTTGAAATTACTGAATAGTATTATATAATCTCATATTATAAGGTTTAGGAGAAATGGTTTTGGATACAAATAAATGGAAATCAGTACTGCTTCCACGTGAGGTGTACGATCAACTGCACGTCGTCTCTAAAGTAGAAGGGCGAACGCTTAGCGGTCAGCTACGGTTGATCTTTGAGTTCTGGGTGAATGAAAACCTCAGCCAGAAAGACCGCGCTTTCCTACTGGAAGAAGTAGAAAACAAACGCATCGAAGAGGGACGTCCGCGCCCGGAGTTTACTGTATGACAAACTCGATCGAACAGGGCCTTCGCGAGGCCCTGCTAAAATTAAAGAAAGAAATGGAAGACGAAACAGTCCGTAAAGAGACCGTGGACAAAGTTGAGGTCTGGGCTGAGATGAAAAAACTAAAAGACAATATTGATGAAAGTAACGATAGAGCTAGATGAGAACGACATCGAGGAATTGTTAAAGGTTCTTAGCGATTACCCCGATTTGATGATCAAGCTTAGTGAACAATATCGTGTTCGTTATTCCAATCTAGCCAGAGAAGATACAGATTAGACGGGTCGAAAGACTCTTCGCAGTCTGTGCACAAGATCAACTCCACCTCGGGCATCATGTCCTCGTCCCCGTGAACCACCTCTACAAACGCAAAGAACTTTTTCTCGCACTTAGGGCAGACAAACAGCTTAGCGTCGTCCTCAACTATTAGCTCGTCGCCCTCGGTACAACCAATCTCGTACGGTATCAATGGGGATGTCATATCTCTCTGCTATCCATTTAACTGAGCGGCGCTCTACCTCTCGAGCATAGCGAACCGCCTCAACTATTTCAAAAGGATATTTCGTTGCGTGATGTGCTTCCACTTATGTTCTCCTGTATCAGTAAAGCACAAATAATATAGGAAAATAATGTGAGTTACAACTTGATTAAATTACCCTTATCATATTTAATGTGTGTTCATACACGGAGGAATTACCCATGTCAGACCTAAAAGACCTGTTGGATCAAGAGTTTAACGATGTAGACAACCTTAGAGAGATTAAGGAGCTGTACACCGAGATTTGGAAGAAAGATATAAGAGCTATCGCAGCTTTGCTCACGGAGCATATTGAAGACCCCGAGATGCTTCTTAAACACCTCGCGGCCCACGTGCAAAACGCAAGGGCGGAGGGGTACCCTTCCCCGCTTCCTCATTAAAAGTGCAGATGTTTTTGTCCTTAGACTTTGTTGACTATTGCAAATTAAGCCATTAGCTTCAGAAGGGTAGTATCCCCTTGAGAAGGACTTTTGCCCGCGGTTGAGTGCCTAGACTCCCGCGGGTGCTTTTTTTGCCTATGCCAAGACAACCGAAAGTAAAGGACGTTTCTCCGGGATCGAGAATGTGCACCTCCTGCAACAAGGTGAAGGTGCTGTCTCAGTTTGAACACTTCAAAGACGGGCAGGTGCGTGGCATCTGTCAGAAATGCGTCACTCTCCAACGCGCCCGTAAGGCGTCCGCCACTCCTGAAGCGTATTTACGCGTCGTGAACACTCAGCTCAAGTCCTGTAGGCGCAAAGAGGGCATTGAATACGATCTTTCCGCCGATGAAGTCATAGAGCTCTGGGAAGCCCAGGGTGGCAGGTGCGCGCTCTCTGGCGTTCTCATGACGCATCAGCGCGACGGCAGCTACGGCGACAAGAAGAAAAAAGAGTTTAACGCGTCGATAGACCGGATAAACCCCTCCGGCCCTTACACGCGCGACAACGTCCAGCTAGTGGCTAATCGTATCAATACGATGAAACACACTCTGAGCCAGGACATGTTCTTTTGGTGGGTGAAAAATATTATTTCGGCAATGGACGACGACTAACGGCCCTGGCCTCGATACTCTTTAAAGCTTCGGCGTTTGTGCTTGTTCATCGACCCGACCTTGAGAGAGCCGTTGCCGATGCTGGTGCCTTTTTTGCTGCGGTTAAGGCGAAGGGCGTCCGCCGAGTCCAGTCCTGATTTCTTAGCCATGAGTAGTCCCCGTAAATACACAGTCCAAGACTAATCTAGAAACCCCCTTTCCTTCAAGAAACCCCTTTTCTTCTAAGTAGCTCCTGTTCTCCAGGTGCGCCGCCTTTATATCGTCTTTGCTTTGGCCTGAGTAAGCTACCGCAAGTCGTTCCTCCACCAGGATAGCGTTTATAGACTTCTCGCCGCTGAGTCTAATGACTCCTAAGTAGCGTCCGAACTTTCCTTTTTCTCTCGTTGTGAGGGTGTAGGTTTCTCCGACGTGCAGGCAGCTTTGGACAAACTCCTTCGCCAAGAGCCCGGCAGCCTTCTCTTCAGCATCTCGCGTGCGGCACTCTGGAGTATCAATACCGTACAGACGAATGCGCTCACCGCACTTCCAAGTATCAAAGCCAAGATCAATATCCACATCGACTGTATCTCCGTCCACGACCCGTACTATCTTGCAGTTGTATTCGTACATCAGTCTTTTACCTCTTGCACCGCACCGCCGCAAAACAGACACGGGATGTCGTCAACATCCGCATCGTACATCGTCTGGAACTCGTGGCCCGCGTCGCAGCGCACGATAATCAAATCCTCTGGATCATACTGCATGGGTGCTCTCCTTCTTTGTTGGTTTCCACCTCTGGTCAAATTCTTTACACAGCTTTATACACGGCCCACAGAACGACTCTTTCCTGAGATCCTTCACGTACACGCCGCATAGCGCGCATTGCCTTCCGTAAGCTTGGCCTTTTTTTAATCTCATCCCTGCACCTCCAGCCTCTTTTGACTTGCGTGTTTTATCTTGGATAGTTGCTCGCTGAAATCTACATCAATCCCGTAAAACCTCTCAGCCAGTAAAGCCACCGCATCCGCTTCCTCCGTAATTTCGGCAAGGTTATCAGCGTCTACTTTTCCACCCAGGAGGGTCATCGCGTTTAACGCGGCATTTGTAGTTCTTATGAGAAAAAATATTTCTTCGAGATCTCTAGCGGCAGGCGGCTCTTCACGAACTTCCCTTGGATCCTTTATCTCCACCTCGGCTTCCGTCTCAATCCACACCTTCGCCCCGCAAGAAAGCGGTTTGTCCGGACTGTAGACCACGGCACTCGGCCCATGGACCACGACCCGGTTGCACTTGCGGTTTTCCTTGTAGGTTTTTACTGTCAGCACGGGCAGGTCAGCCCCTTTGGCGTTAGCCCGGACGTTGTGCTGATTGACGTGAATTTTTGTTTTCATTTGTAGTACTCCGGTTCAGGCCAGTCTGCCGGGCGTTCTTCGCCCAATACCCACTCGCTGCGTGGCGCATCGACCGGCGTTTCTTCTTTGAATCCCACTTCGGTGTTCCTTGGCTTTATCCCACCGCGCCGGGTTTTAGGAAAAACCTCGAAGCCCTTGTACTTGGGCTTGATAATATATTTTCTCTTTTCGCTCTCTGCGCAAAATTTAGCTTCTTCGATGGCAGCGTCCAGGTCGTCAAAAAACATTTTCATATTAAAAATCCGCAGGTATGTACTGGTCGATCATAACGCACCACTGGCGGTAGGTGCAGCGAGACAGCGAATCCAGCATGATCTCGCCCTCCCCTTCGGTAAAGTAGTAGTACCCGTCGCCCTTGGCCAAGAGCGTGTCAGTGCTTTGGTTTTTTGTATGGATGTACGCGTTCAAATTGTCTAAGCTTGCCTGCATGGTTTTCCCCTCTTTTGGGCCACACTAACATAACATAGAATCGCATACAATGGGCTACCCACAGAAAGTAATCTACCCCGAGTACAAAGAAAAAGAAGCGCTGCGCAAACAAATCGAGCAGCACGTCCAGGAATTCCTAGACAACGGCGGAGTTATCAAAAAACTCGAACCAGGCGAGACGGCCGATTACGGAATGCACGACGCCGATTACAGGAAAGTGCTCAGAACCAAAAAAATTATTTGAAGAAAAGGTGACCACCTACCGACCGCGTCAACTCCATCCCCTCAGACCAACCAGGGGACACCGCAGGCGTGTGATAGTGCGTTGCCCCATCCACCACGTCCAACGTGGTCGAAAGCCCCGCCACGCGAACCGCCTTCCTCCAAGCGCGATCGTCAAATATCCATTCCGGCTTACCGTCGCAGTAAAACGTGAACTGGCACTTGTGCCGTATGGGTAGACCCGCGGACCACGGCCCTTGCTTTACGACCAGGCAGGCATCACTCGGGTACCGCGGATCACGGACCCTGTTTAATACCACGTTGCCCACGGCCCACTGGCCAATGGTGCTTTCCCCACGGGCCTCGAAATAGATGGCGAGTGCTATACACATAAGTTGTTCCATGGGGGCGAAGCCTACTACAAAACGCCCCTTTGTATATATAGGAAATAAATTAGAAAAAATAAAAAAAATAAAAAATAGGCGTAACCGGTGTAACGGCGTAACCGGTGCTCTGGAGGCCGCGTATTTACTGGGTTTGAGCGGTTACAGGAGGGTTACACTGGTTACAGGAGTATATTTAGAGCCAAAATCCGTTATATACGAATTATTTTAGTTTTTTATTTTTTTCATTTCTGCCCTATATATAAAAGGGAATTTCTTGGTAAGATCCTGCCCATGAAGAAATCAACCTTGGCTAAAGCCCAATACACAGACCCCGACAAGCCCAAACGCAAAGCAGGACGTCCTCCTGTTAGCGAAAGGACAGCCCTCACTCGCAAGCAAGAGTTATTCGTTAAGATCCTGGTCAGCCAGGATGGTCAGATAACTAAGCGGGATGCGGCTATTGAAGCCGGGTTCCCTGCCAGTTCTGCCCATCAGCGCGCTTACGAGATGACCAACGCGGCTATCTGCCCTCACGTCGTCAAGGCGATTAAGGAATATCGAGCTGAGTTAGACCGAAAGTACGGTATCGACTATCAGCGCCACATTCGAGACCTGCAAAAGATCCGTGATGCGGCCTTTGCTGATAAGAACTACTCGGCGGCTGTCATGGCGGAGTACCGCCGCGGTCAAGCCCATGGCGATATTTACATCAGCAAGTCTGAAATCCGTCATGGTACAATAGACTCAATGTCTAAAGACGAGGTTTTGAAAGCCCTAAATGAGCTCAAAGGACAGCTTAATCCCGTGGGAGGAGTCACCATCGACCACGAGGAAGACGACGAAGAAGAACTCGACGGAGAGCGGCTTCTGGTCGCTGCTGAAGAAGTCGATAGCGGCTCACAAGCCCCAATGGAAAACGACTAGGCTAGAGTCGTGGGCCATGCCCGGTGTGCCGGACGTGTTGATCACCGATACATCTGGCCGCTTCCAACTTATTGAGCTTAAGAACTGCAAGAGCAAAGCAGTCAAGCTTAGTCCCCACCAAGTCAGTTTTCTTTCTGCTCACGCCAACTCTCTCGTTTGGCTGTTAGTCCGAGCTACCCCCGCTTCTGCCCCCGACCAATACTACCTCTACCGTGGTGACCAGGCGCCTGAAGTAAGTAAGAACGGCATCCGTGTAGAGCCTCACCTCACCGATTTTAACCTTGAGCCCATTTTAAGGTTGATTGACTCCACCCAATAAGGTATATAATAAAGTCTCATACCAATAAGGAGACTAGCATGACCATCTACAATGAGCTTATTGCTTTCGATACCCCCGAAAAAAGCCGAGTGTTTGAGGTATTCTACGAGACTTTTCCTGCCGAGCCGGATGTTGGTTATTTCGGCAACGGTCGCGAGTGTGTGGAGATTGTCGAGGTTAAGCTTCGCCACGGCTTTAGAGGTAAACGGATTCAACCGTCGTGGGATTTAGAGGACACTTTGACGCAAATTATTTACGACAGGATCCGGTGATGTTTTTGTTTTTTTGGCTAGAAAAGAAAATTCGCGGCGGCAGTATTGAGGAAACATTAGAGAGAATGAAAAAAGAACAATTAAAAAAAGGCTTGCATTACACACAGCAATCGCATATAAAGACCCCTCAAGCCAACGAAAACGGGAGTTTCAACAATGATGATTGCAAGCGATAGGCAGATAAAACTTAGCACTATGACCGGCAAGCTTACCGGCTTTAAGGCTATCAATACCAATACCGTGACCAATAAGTTTTGCCAGAAAATGAACAAGACTGATTCAATCTGTGGATCGTGCTACAGCATGGCAATGCTTCAAGGGTCGCGAAAAAACTGTCAACCCGCCTGGCAGAACAACAGCGAGGTGCTAAGCCAGGCACCGTTGACCGCCAGGCAATTGCCGGTAATCAATGAGCGCTTTTTCCGATTCCATGGGCATGGCGAGTTAATCAACCGAACTCACTTTGAGAATCTGTGCCGCATTGCCGAGCACAATCCGGCGACTACTTTCGCGCTTTGGACTAAGCGCCGCAATCTAATCCGCGGCGACAAGCCAAGTAATCTCATTTTGATTTACAGCAACCCAACCGTTGACCGCGTTCTGTCTAAACCTCCGAAAGGGTTCGATAAGGTATTTAATAACGTCGCCGCGCCGCGCACTAATGAGAACTGCACCGGCCAAAAATGCGCCGATTGTCTAGAGTGTTACCGCTTCGAAGGGTCGTCTGTAATTATTGAGCGCGTTAAAATTAGGCATTGACACCACATAAAAACCGCATAATAATGGCCGCTCAACCAATATAAACGGGAGTAAACGCAATGCCTAATCACTGTTACAACGAACTGACAATAACCGGCGACGCCGATAAATTATCGGAAATTCAAAACAACGTTGAATCGCTTTTAGATCACTTAGTGCCTATGCCAAAGGAATTATTAGATGACGGCTGGTATGAGTGGCGCTTGGAAAATTGGGGAACGAAGTGGGACATCTACGACCACCACGTGAGCCGAGTGTCGCCTAGGGAGCTTTATATTTCTTTTAATTCTGCATGGGCGCCGCCATTCTATGCAATCGAGGACGGCTGCGAGCGCCTAGGTTTAGAATTCGATCTGTTTTATTTAGAGGATGAAGGCATGGACTTTATAGGTTTGTCCTCGAGTAAACATCCTTCGCTGCATTATGATTTCGACTACGACGACCTCGAGGCTATTCCAAAAATTTTATACGACAATTTCGAGAGTCGTTTATTAAGCAATCTAGACTCATTAAAAGAACTGGCGGCGCTTGAATCGGCCATTAGATAATAAACAGTGAAACCGCGCCCCGTGGGGCGTGGGCTGTCAAGCAGGAGTTTTTGCCCGTGGTTCGTGGTGCGAGATTCGCCAAATAGTGGCGAAATCCGCCACCCGTGAACCGCGCGCCGTGAGGGGGTGCAATTTTTCCCAAAATGGCGATTTTGGGGTTGCTTATGCGTTTTTTATGTGTAAATATTCAACCTCCACACACCAACGGGAGTTTATAAAATGAAATTGATCACACGAGAAATAGAGTTAAAGCTTAAGAAAAACGCCGCGCTGCCCGAGGCTGAGCGCGTGCCGGTGCTGAAGCTATTCGGCGGCGGCGCTTGCACTTGGTTAATCAGCGAAAAGGAGGGCGACGTTCTTTTCGGGCTGTGCGACTTGGGGCTCGGTTGTGCCGAGCTCGGTTATGTGTCACTGGCTGAGCTTGAAGGGCTGCGCTTTCCGCCGTTCGGTTTAGGCGTGGAGCGTGATTCGACTTTCGCTGCGGACAAAACGCTTAGCGAGTATGCTGCCGAGGCGGCCGAGCTTGGGAGGGTAGCAGCATGAGCGATATCTACTGCCGATTCTGTGCCGAGCCGTGGGAGCACGACACCCTGCACGAGTTTAACGATTACCAGCAGCGCGGTAAGTTATTCGCCCAGTATGGTTGCAATGCGTTAATGGATGATGGCGAGCGCCGCGAGCCGTGCGCCGCGCCTTGTATTGACGAGCGCGTTGCCGAGGCTTCGGCTTTCTTGCAGGATGATTCGCCGCACCCCGAGGAGTGGTGCGGCGTTTACGACATCCTTGAGATGATGGAGGTGATGGCGTGAAGGGTTATATCTGTTTCCATCAGCCCACGGGTCGGCGCGTTGAGGTGCGCGCCGATTCTTCTTTCGCCGCGCGCAATGAGGGCGCGGCGCTTATGAAGGTTAAGCCGCTCGATGTCTACGCTGTTTTGGCAGAAGACGAGAACGGCGAGCCAGTGGTTCATTCTACGGCGGCGCTGTAATGCGCCCCCTGGTAATTATTTGCAACGTCCTGGGGACGCTTGCTTTCTTCGCAGGCATTTACTGCCTTGTCTTTTTTGGTCTGCTGTTGTGAGACCATCACCGAACACCGGACTCCACGCCGGTTAATCGTGAGCCGTGGGC